GGAGCACACATTGAGTTCTGGTCAGACCTTCATGGCAACGAGGTCTTCATGGGCGGCCCATTAGCCCATTTGGGCTGTTACGAACATCGTGAGAGTTGATTCTATTTCAAGGAATCTCTTTGAAAACAGGAGCGCGAGGAGCTTGCGACTGGCGGAAAATGCCCGAAAATTTAGCGCGATTAGCTGAACTATAGTAAAAGTTGACTCGCGGTCATTATCAAATGACCGTCGCGCAGCAACTTGCCCAGGCCAAGGGCATTACCATAGGTCGGGTCAGCCAGCTCAAAAAGAAGGGCTGCCCGTTAGATACATTAGAGAACGCGGTCGCCTGGTATGAATCCCAGGTTACAGGCAACCGCCGCGCCCGCCGCCCGGTAGCTGCCGCCAGCAGCCCAGAGGACTGCACCGCCTCTGGCCGCGTGGAGCAGGCGCACGCGATGGTCGGGAAAAACTACGCGCTCTGGCAGGGCGCAGCCGCCTCCGGCCAAGTGCGGGAAGCGTGCGAATTACAGAAGGCTTACTCCCTTTCTTGCAAAGACGCCTCCTTTGCCGAGGGCGAGTTCTTGGAGTGGCAGAAGCGCGTGGGCGCTCTTACGGAAAAGTCGGCCGTGCTCTCTGCTTTCGACGCGGCCTTCGACTCGTGCCTTAAACGCTTGCACAGGGATTACCCCGACGCCGGCAAACTGGTTGCTGATGCGTGTCAGATTTTTTCGGACAAGTTAAAAGCAGCCTGACCGCCGACGATGTAGGCGCGGCGATTGCCCGAAAGGCGCAGCCGCCGCCCAAGCAAGGGGTAGTGCAGTGGGCCGAGGCGAATCTGAATATCGGCAACACGGCGCACCTGCACGGTCCCTATCGCACCCGGGAGACGCCCTACATCCGCGAGGTCTTGGAATGCTTTGCCGATGACTCGGTGCGGCGATTGTCGCTTGTGTGGGCGGCGCAGACGGCCAAGACCACGGCGATCCTTGCGGGCATGGCCTACCGCCTCGACCAAAACCCGGCGCCTGCCTTGTGGGTCATGCCATCCGCGCTACTTGCGCGTTCCTTTTCCAAGTCTCGCTGGCTACCGATGGTCGAAAGCTCGGACGCACTGAAAGCGCACAAGCCCGACAGCGCCGACGACCTGACGATCCTTGAGCAGCATTTTAAGGGCATGAGCGTCTATTTCGTCGGGTCCAATAGCCCGGCCAACCTGTCGAGCCGCTCGATCTCGCTTTTGATGATGGACGAGATGGACAAGTTTGCCGCGCAGTCGGGCAAAGAAGCCAGCCCGATCCAGCTTGCCGAAGCGCGCACCACGACCTTCCCGAATCACCTGATCGTTTGCACCTCGACGCCGACCTACGACAACGGCGCGATCTGGGTGGAGTGGCTCAAGGGCGATCAAAGAAAATACTTTGTGCCGTGCCTCGGGTGCGGGGAGGCGTGGCCCTTGGAGTGGGAGCACATCAAATGGGACGAGTCGGCCAAGCAGGAGGCTGGCTGGAATATGCAGGCGGTGGCAGAAACGGCGCGATGTGTTTGTCCCAAGTGCGGCCACGCCCACGCCGAGCCCGACAAGCGAGAGATGTTGGAGCGCGGGCAATGGCGGGCCACAGACTTCGCCGCCGAGGCCGGCCGCAGGAGCTACCACCTTTCGTCGCTTTATTCGCCCTGGCGCAAGTGGTCGGACCTGGCCGTAAAGTTTTTGCAAGACAGAGACACGGCCGGAGGATTGCAAGATTTCTACAACCGCGAACTCGCCTTGCCTTGGAAAATGGACGGGGCGCGCATCACAACCGCCATGATCCGCGAGCGCATCGACGCCTCGCCCAAGTATCTGCTAAGCCAGCCGCCGAGCGACGGAGTGCTGGTCCGGCTCATGGCCGTGGACGTGCAGCAAACCGAATTGTGGTGGTTGGTTCGCCAACTGCACGAAGACGGGAGTAGCTATCTCGTGCAATACGGCTCGGCCTTGGGGTGGTCGGGGCTTGCCGAGAAGTTCCGCGAGCTTAATTGCAACTGGGGCATTGTGGACGCGGGCTACGCGGCCAAGGCGACAAGCGGCGTTTACAACTTTGTCTTCGGCACCGCCGGCAAATTTTGCGCGGCCTTTGGCCGAACCACCAAGCACAACGCCAGCCTTAAGCCTTGGGAGACGGGCGAGCTGCAAATCGACGGCACCCGCACCATCCGGCAAATGCGCTTTAATGCAACGCTTTGGCAAGAGCGGCTATACCACGATGTTCTCAGGGATGGCCGCGTTCCGTGGTATCTGCCGCGCGATCTGGCCAAGGACTACGTTTCGCAGATGCAGAACGAGGCGCTGGTGGACGATAAGGACGAAAAGAAGTGGCAGCGTTTCGGAGCCAACCACTTGGCCGACTGCGAAAAGATGGCCTTGGTTTATATGGATTGCTTCTTGTCGGCCTTCCGCGCCCAAAACGCCACTTCTTGACACAACCCCCGAGGGCATGACCGATGCGTCAATGCTCGCCCGTGTCTTTTCGGCCGGCGAACTCTCCCAACTTAAAGCCTCCTGCAAAGCGCAGATCCTCGCGGGCGGCGCCTCTCAAGCGTTTGTCCTGTCAAGCAGCGTGGGTGGGCGGTCGGTGACGCTTCAGAAAAGCTACGACGCCTGGGAAATGCTCGGCCTGATCGAGACCGCCCTCGCCATCAATGCCGGCGACATCGGCAACGACCGCGCCACCCGCGCGCAATACGGAGTTTACTGATATGGCCAACCTCATCGACAAAATGGCCAAGGCGCTGGGCTTTTCCCGCATGGTCGAAGCTGCCAACTGGCGTTCCGAAGAACGCGCCTGGGTGCAGTCGCAGGCCCAAGACAGCAAGGTGGACATCAGCAACGGCGACCGCGTGCGCCTGCTCGGTCTGTCCCGCAAACTTTTCTACAACAACGCCATAGTCCGCTCGGCCATCCGCGACAAGGCGACTTATTCGGTCGGCTCGGCCATCGCCCCGCAGGCCAACAGCGGCGACCCCGCCTGGGACGATGCCGCCGAGGCATGGTGGGACAACTGGAGCAAGTCGCCCGAAATCAGCGAGCGCCACGATATGCGCCGGCTGCAAATGCTGGTCTCCGAGGCCATCGACCGCGACGGCGAGATTTTTTGCATCCTGACCAACAAACGCGACGGGATGCCGGCCGTCCAAGTGGTCGAGTCGCACCGCGTGGCCAACCCGCCCGACAAGGCCGATCAGATCATTGACGGCGTCAGCCTCGACCGCTTTGCCCGTCCGCTCGCTTACCATGTGGTCGAGGGCGACACCTTCAGCCAGCGCACCAGCCGCCGCATCCAGGCGGATCTAATGCTCCACGTTTACGAGCCCGAACGCCCCGACCAAGTGCGCGGGTATCCCGCCGTGGCCGTGGCGCTGAACAACCTCCTCGACCGGGACGAACTTCTGCGATTTGAAATGCAGGCCGCGAAGATTGGCAGCAGCATCGGCCTTGTCGTTCAGAACGCGCAGGGCGGGGTAGGGGCCGAAGGATTCTTTGGCGACCTGTCCAAGAGCACGGGCGAAAGCCTGACCCGCGAAACGGTTTTCGGCGGCGGCATGATCCCGCGCCTCAAGGCCACCGAGCGCATCGAGTCCTTCATGATGAACCGCCCCAACGAGAAGTTGGACGCGCACCTTGAGCAGTATATCCGCGCGGCCGCCCTCGGCCTCGGCCTGCCTTACGAATTTATCTGGGACACTTCCGCGGTCGGCGGCGTGGCCCAGCGTTTCATCATGCAGAAAGCCGCCCGGACTTTTGCCTCCCGGCAGGACGTTCTGATTTCTACCTTCCTTGGCAAGCTCTGGAACTACGCGATTGCAAACGCCATGCGCCGCGGCGAACTCACGCAGAACCCCAACTGGCGCAGCGTTCACTGGCAGACCCCGCGCTCGATCACCGTGGACGTGGGCCGCGAGGCCACCGCCCGGCGGGACGATGTGAAAGCCGGGCTAATGACCTTGGCTGACTTTTTTGGCGAGCAAGGGCTGGATTGGAAAACGGCCATGCAGGAAATCGCCGCCGAGCGTCAGTTTGCCG